TAGCTCCTTCGGCACTGATGTTTAGATTTTCAGCAAGAAGAAGAAAATAGGCTATTGAGTCGCCAACTTCTTCGACCATCGCAGCATGATAGTCCCGGCTTGGCTCGCGGTTCTTTTTCTTGATGATGTTGGCGAGTTCGCCGATTTCGCCAACAAGGGCTGTGAGCCAATCGGAACGGGTCCAATTCTGGCATTCGGGAAACAGTTCCCGACTTCTCGCTGCCATCTTGATTTGAAGATCGTCGAGAGACATAACTGGTCGCATGAGTCAGATCCTTCCGTTTGCCACTAGGGCATGGAGAAAGTTCGTCAATTCTTGCTCATACACCCGGCGAAATTCGGGGTATGAGTCGTCAACGATCGGGGGTAAAGAAACAAAGGCTTTGTTGAGTCTTCTCAACGCCGCGAACTCGTTGCGTTGGGCTTCCATTCTGGGATCAACAGGTTGAACGCTCATGTTGGAGTCTCCTTAAAACAGATCTTCCAGAATAGCTTCCACAACAACTTTGTATGTTGGGAATTTGGCTTTTAGTTTAGCCAAATGTTCGCTGTGTCTGTAATTCTCCAAATACACTGTCAATCTTTTCTCGCGAACGTCTTTCAAGAATTCTTCCGTTAGAATCCAGGTTTTGGTTAGGGGGTCATAGGCGACTCGGCATATGCCCACGTCGAAGTGACTAAGAACTTCAAGAACATCGTTTCTGTCGAATCTGTGTTGTATTATTTGAAATTTTGCGTCGTTTTCTATAACATCCTTACAACGAAATCCAGTTTTGTATTCCTGGAATCCTTCAGATTCTGAATTGGACTCTGAGTCAAGATTGAATCCTGGAATGAAGATGTCTACGTCGGCTATAGGAAGCCCTAGAATAAGGTCTCTACACGCACCACCAGCAATAATTCCGCCGACTTCTAGCGCTTTATCACACCAGTTGGTTGGGAGAGTAGTAGGGATCATGAGAGTCATTGAGAGAGTTCCTTTAGTTGATTCTGATTCCTTGGAGTCCTTTGGGGTTCCAATCTTCTCGACTACCATCCTCAAGTAAGCGAAACCTGTGAGCCCAGTTGTACCCGGCTACGGCTTCGCCGGGAATGGTCATGGAACGGTTGGCGAACTTCTGGGTGACTTGGATGCAGTCGAGAGCTTGTCGGAGCCAGTCCTGTTCCTCGGTTTCGTTGGTTTCCGGCATCTGGAAATACACGGCGTCATGTAGCTGACTCAGAATTTGGACCGGGCCTGTGCCCATCTTTTTCCAGAGACGGTAGAGTCCGAGGTTGAGACAGTCGCCCGTGGCGGACTGGAACAAGTACGCTATTCCGCCCTTTAGTGTGTCTGGGTCGTTCGGCCTGTCGAAGAAGTCTCGCTTTCTTCCAAAGGAATTGACCAAGAATCTTTCCCGCTGAAGTTGTTGCGCTACCCATTCGTGCATCCGACGAATACATGGAAATGCTGTGAAGTATCTTTCCTGAAATTCCTCGACTAAGTTCTGTGGGATTCGAGTTTGTCGAGAGATTTCTCTAGGTGAGCCATAATAATTAGTAGCGTGACCGAGCCGTTTCGAAGCATCACGGAACGTAAATAGCCGATAGAACCGCCTTTCGGCAATTTGGCGATCCTTTTTAAGATCGCCCGTCCAATCCCAATCTGGGTACAATAGACGCGTAACCGCAGTATGCAAATCTCCAGACTCACACGCGTCCAGATAGCTCCAATCACCAAACATAATGCCACAGAACCAGCCCACATCGCGCGCTTCAGATTGCGCTTTGTCGATCCCGTAGAGTTTGAATCCGAGGTCGGGAATAAAGACACGGCGAAGCTCCTCGGTTATGTTTTGGAAGTTGTTTCCGGTCTGTTTCCAGGCTTGGGACTCTTCGACGAAGGCCATGAAGGGGGATTTTGACGAAGAGAACCGGCCTGTAGTCGTTCCACCGATGTTGTAGGAACACCTCCATCGCCAGTCGGGGTCGATTTGAGTTTCAAGAACCTGAAGGGATTTCTTTAGATCTCGGTCGAGAAGAATTGCGTTGATGATGGGTTCGGCAAACTGGTCGGAAAGGGACAACTTTTCTAAAGTTTCCCGGTTCATGGGGCGTTTAACTTCGCCGTCGAGAACTCGCTCAATCGGTTTGAGTCCCATTCGGGAATAGAAAAGCTCTTGGAGTTGTTTCGGCGAGTTGGAAAGTTTGTTGGTATAGGATGCTCCAGTGGCGCTGACGAAGGCGGAAAGAATCCGTTCAAGGGAGTCTTGTTTTTCTTTCAGAATGATGATTGCGTTTTCTCTTTCGTGCATGTCAACCCGGAAACCACGACCCATCATTTCGAGGACCGGGCCTTGCATGGCGCGTTCGAGGTCATAGATCAGCGTGTCGTTTTCCCTTAACGCTTCGCGAGCCTGATCTATCTCGAACGTGAGAGCACAGTCGTAACCATTATAGACAGCCTGATTGCCAGCGTCGATAGGTAGGTCGTGTGCCTGTATAACTGGCATCAAATGCTCTCATTCAAGAGTTGTTGAGCCTCCCATTGCGACTTCCTGTACCCTAAGTACCGTCGCATCAGGGAATCCCGAGTTCGATTTTGAAGGCCCGGACGAGGAATGTCTTACATGCAAGAAAGATTCCCGGATTGGTGCGTTCTCTGTTTCCAGCGACGTTTAAGGTGTCCCAGTCTTCGTACTGATTCAACCAGACTCGAAACGGTTCGGTTGCTGAGAACCAGTCGTCGTCGGTAATTGGTATGGCTTGGCGCGGCACCCAGGGAACGAAGAAATGGTCCTTGCCATGTTTGAAACAGAGACGTTGAGTCAGTTTCGTTCCAGGAGAATGCAAGTTGCCAAAGAGAAAGGTCGCCCCGGAAATTTGGACGTTGAGTTCTGTCCTGGGAGGGTAGGAAAAGCTTTCATGCTCTTTCATGTTGTAGAGTTGTTTGAAGTCGAGTCTTGCGCCGTCGTCGGTACGGAAACCTTTTGGCATCCAACCGCCAGTTTCAAGGCCAAGTTCTTTTCCGGCTGCGAGTCCGGCTTGGTCGGCCCCCGTTTGTCCGCCAGAGATGATTTTGGTAACATGAAACGGCATTCGGAGTTCCTTGTTAGATTTCAAATCTAAGAAACTTGTCTTCGTTGAGATGGCGAAATTTTTCACTAGATGAGTCCCTTATCTTTCGCCAACCATTCAGGCATGGTCATGGTTCCAGAGAATGGTTTGCGATCGCTCTCATCCCATTCGACTTGAGATTTTGGCAGCCAGACGGTAGTTGTTCCGTCATAGAAGCGGAACGCCTTTTCGGTTTCGTAGGGAGTTACGAGTTCGCCGGCAATGTCGACAAGGGAGGAAGACATTTTCAAAGCTCCTAAACTGCAAGTTTGAAAAGCTGACGAAGTTTCTCATAGCTCTCGGGAGTTAAAGCAGAAATGGTTGTTTTGAGTTCTGCGTCGGAGCGGAAGTGGAATGTTGCTGTGTCGTGAGATAAAACAACGATTGCCACTTCGTCGAGGTTGACGTAGGTCTTGGTTGTAGATGTTCCGGTGCTTAGTTCGAGAAACCTGGCCATTGGAGTCTCCTATTCGTCTCGTTTCAGATTGTCGGCACGGCTCATTTGTTTCCAGGCGATGTCGTTGGCGTAGATAGAGCCCAGGTATCCGAGAGTCTTTGGAAGCTCTGGATATCTCGAATGATGCCAGAGCATTGTGTCGTGAGCAGCGTTTCGAGGATGGATGCCCATTCGGATGAAATGACTCATGTCATAAACGCCATTTTGGAAAATTTTTTCACAGTCCGACTCTTCGATTTCCTGAACCAGTTTCCAGGCTTGGAACTCTAGGTTCTCGTTCTGCCAGAAGTTGATCCCGTTTTCTGGAAAGCCTATCGAGGCAGCTATCCGTCCGATGTCGATGATTTTTCCGTCTTTGGTATGAGCATCACGGAAAGGAATGACCAAGGCGTTGGAAGGACTTGAGGCAAAGCCAACGATGGAAATTTGACCTCTAAGGGTTTCAATATCGTTTGCAAGTTTCCGATGACGATTAGAGTCGATCCAGGCTCGTATTTTATGGAGACCGTCCTGAGTTGGAGCGGGAATGGTTATGAAACGAAAGGGGCGTCGGATCTCCGGAAAGTTCCGCTCCCGAGAAGCCTTTTGGAAGTCGGCAATGGAAGTAACGCGGAGCTTGTTGTTTCTGAGAACTGCGGCGGGATGAAAACTGGGGAGAACTTTAAAGTCCAATCCAGTTAATTCTGTGTTGGTCCTGGAAACTGTGCCTCGAAGAGTGGTGATCTTTGTCTGACCTAAAAGCGCCCAACAGGCAGCATTTCCCAAGGCTACGATCAACGTTGGGTTTAAGTCCCCAAGTCTCGCCCAGAGGGGTTTGACGTGTTTCTGGTAAAATTCATCCTTCACGTGAGTTCCGCGGGAATGTTGACTCGCTTTCCACGGCGGCATTGGAGTCTCTTTTTCGGTTGAAAAGAACCAGCCGAGATCGTTGGATCGAATACTTTTTGATTTACAGTCCTTGCAGCTTGGCTTTCCGAAGAGGTTGATATTGTGACTTCCGCAGTTGTTACAAACTTCCGGTGGATGTTCGTTGAAGACGTTGGTAACGAACAAATCCTGCGTCTGTTGCATCACTTTCCAATGATGAACCAGGTTGAGTTCATTTGGCCAAGTGTATTCGTGGCAGAAGGTACACCTTCCGTCGAGGAACTCTGTCTCTCTCTTACATTCCCGACAAAGAAGTTTCATGTACGGGGCGAAGTTGGCCGCACCGAGTTGGAGAGTGAGTTCCCTTCCTGTTGGACCGACAAGGGCGTGTTGAAGCTGGGCTTCTCTTCTTCCCCACGCCTCACCGACGAATACAGTCCTCACAACTTGATCCTTCGAAGAATCCGGGCTTGATTTATCGAGGAGTTGGCCCGTTCAACGTAGTCTTTGTTGGTGTCGAGGCCGAGGATCTTTCTACAGCCGAGTTCTTCTGCTGCTCTCAAGGCAGCGCCAGAGCCACAGGTCGGATCGAAGACGTCCGTTGTTTCGTCGATGAGCATTCCGAAAAAGTGCTTCAGCATGGGCTCTGATTTC